GATGGCTTCGCTGTGTCCATCCAAGTCTTTGTTTGAGTTTGAATATGGATGTGCTTTTATCAGCGCCTCCAGCGCCTGCTGCAATAAAACTCTGTCAGTCATATATCATGCCCCTCCTTCAGCATCACGGCCCGTGGGTAGTGGTGCTTGAACTTGCTCCACAGTTCTGCCCTGCGGTCTCTGTCCTCGCACCAGCCGAATAAATGCAGCCACGATGCCTCGATGTCTCCATCGCCAAAATGGCGCATCGCCCAAAACATACTTGAGGCAACCTGAGCTTGTGCATCGTAGTAATCGATCAGCAGTTCAAGAAGTTTGATGTCAGTCATACCACCCTCCTGCTTTCAAGCTGTATCAGCAAGTCAATGTAGTGACGGGCCTTCTCAAGGTCAGCCATGCCGTTCTTCTTGCGCCAGCGTGAGATGTACTTGATGACGTTGCCTTCAAGGTAGCCCATTGCATTGGCATGGATGTACTCGACGGGCTGGATCGACATATCTTTGTAGTGGGTGCCGCCCACTTGTTGTTCCAACGGGTTCATTTCTTCCTCACTTTCACCCGAAGATTTTGTGCAACTCATCGTACAGAGCACGGGCTTGCTTGATGGGCAGCGTGCTGAGGATGTAGTCAACGTCATTGTGTACCGCCACTGGCATAGCCTTGGGCGTCTCCGTCACCGCCTCCACGCTCGGCTGCGTGCGCGGCTTGGTCTTGCGGTGCAATTTCTTGCTCGCGCCTTTCTGTTTTATTTTGTAAGAGACAGGTTTGTACTCTGTCATCGTGGTGGTCAGCTTGCCCTCGATCTCTTGGAAGTAACCAGCGCGTATGTTCTGCGTGAGCAGTGAGGACACCGACGACTCTTTGTAGCCTGCGTTGACAATGCCGTCGCGCAGTTGCGTCCGTGTGCAGTTGGGGTGGTTGAGTACGTAGTAAAACACGGCTTGGCTAACGCCGAGGGGGGCTGTGGAAGTGGTCATGGTTTGCTCCTTAGTGGTTGTGGGTTGTGGTTGCTCGTCGTCTGTCCATGCAGCAATTGCTGCGTGCACGGCATTTTGTTTTTCGTGCAATGCGTTTTGAAGTGCGTCTTTCAAAGAAGGCATGATGAGTGTTCCCTTTCTTGTTTCTTCCAATCTTTGGCGTGTGTGTTTGTCTGCAAGCGGTTCTCCGTAGAGCAACCGCTCCAGTTCGTCAGGCGGCAGCGGACGCACATGTCCGTGCGGGTTGTGTCTCTGTTTATGTTTGTACACGGCTGCAGTCCTTTCTCTGAATGTGTTTGGCTAAGAGCCAACGGTCACCAAGGGTGCGCACTGAGCGCACCCACTTGCGTTGATTGGCACGGTTGATCTCACGCGGCATGTAGCTCACGTTGAACAACTCGCGGACATGTCGCAGCATGTGGGTGTTCATCATTTCTCCTTTCAGAATGCAAACTTGTCCAAGATGGCATCGACCGCCTTCTTGGTATCCTCACGCACAGCATCGTTCTGGCGCAGCTCATCGGGCGTAACACCCAGCAAGCAGTCGCTCAGCTCGCGCCGTGCACTCTCAAGCCCCATGTCACCAACGACATTGAGTGCCTTGACCATGTCGCACAACTCCAGCGCACCGTCAACCAGTGAGTCGTGGAACCTGCGGCGCTTGGTCTCGCCTGCCACCGTGTCGGTGGTCAGCCTGTCCGACATACGCTTCATGTGCTCACCCAGCCTGCGGCGCACGTCTGCCATAGCAGCGTCGATGCGCTCGTTGGCCAGCCGCTCCAGCTTATCACGCAGGTCTTGCTGCGCTTGGTTGCCAACGTCTACACGGAAGTCACCGGCCACAGGCACCGGCATGTAGTTCACACGGAACGAGAACTTGGTCATGATCTCGTTGGCTGTCGGGTAGTCGTCGCGCTTGAACATATCCCCAAGGGCCATCGCTTGCGCCGTGATGAGCGAGGGATAGATAGCCACGAAGGACTTGACCAGTGCTGCCACCTCGTCGTCGAACGCGTTCATGCGCTCGGCAAACTTCTGGAAGTTCACTGTCGGCAGCAAGCGCAGCCCACCGTCAGACCACGGCAACGTGTTGTCGTAAACGAACTGGCGTGCACGGGTCACAGCTTGTTGGATAACGTCCAGCTCAGTGCGACCAGCAAGCAGGTGCTTGTTGACGCGGGCGGCATCCTTGGCTGCAGCGTTCTTGTTGGCCACCACTTCATCGGTGGTGGACTTGTCCAGCTTGCGTGCAGTCCAGACAGAGGCGTTGAACTCCACGAGCATGGCGCAGGTATCGAGGTTGAAACGTGGTTGAGTCATTTGATTCTCCTTGGTGGTTGATTAGTAACTGTTGTTGCGCATCTGATCAAGGTCTTGCCTTGTGGCTTCTCTAATCAGGCGCTTGAACGTTGGAAAGTTGTTGATGTGATCACGCTCAAAGTTGTTGAACTTGAGCAGCTCTTGTTGCACGATGGCGCGAAGCCAATCTTCTACCTCCTTCTTTAAGTCATCGTTGTAGTGCAGTGCTGCTCCGAGCAGCGTTTCTTTTCCTGCGCTCACTTGATTCTCCTTAGTTGCTTGAGTTTCACGTCAATGACCCCCGGTAAAGGGGTCGGTTGGTTGCCTGTGATGTAGGGGTCAGGCTCCCCCAGTTCCAAAGCCACAACAAGCGCAAGCGTTTTGCACGTCTGCGCGAACTCGGCTTTTGTCATGCCGTCCTTGACGAACGGATAGCGCGCACGTTTGAGCACGATGCGCTCAAGCCGTACTTTCCCCACAAACCCGTACACAGACAGCGTAAGCACCTCGGGGCGCTCATGCCACATCGCAATCTGCAGAACTATCTGGTCCTGCGAGTTGCGATGCAGCCGCTCACTCAGCGGTACGCGTGCCATTTACTTGCTGAAGAAAATCTTGTGCGCAGCTAACATGCGACCGAAGCCGTCGATGGTTGCGAACAGTGCTACACGCTGGCTTGATGCCACTGTGTTGCAGAAGATGGACTGCATCTCTGCACGCATACGCCACACGTACTCGACGATGGCCTCGGCCTCGGTGCGGTCAGCCGCACGAGAGACGAACTGGAACACCTGAATGAGTTGTGCTGTCGGGTTGGTAGACAGCGGCGCACCCTTGGGGTCTTTGATGACACGGGCGTACTCGCAGATGTCCTTACCGAAGCGCACGAACGAGGCCATAGCCTGCGCAGTCACAGGCCCGACCGTACCCTCAAGCGCTGCCTCCAACGTATCGTCATCAAGCACACCGATGCCAGCGTCGAGGATGTCAGCGGCAGCAGCAAGTGAGCGCGGCGATGCGTACGCAAGCTGCACAGCTTTGGGGTTGAAGATGAAGCCGTTGTCCTTGGCTTGATCCTTGCCCTCATACTTGCCGCCCTTGGTGTAGTCGAGGAACGAGTCCATGACACGCGGCTCGTTGTTGACGAACGCGATGACCATCGGGTTGATGCCCGTGTCGGTAGCCCACTTGACCCACTCGTCTGCGGTGGGCTTGCGCATCTTGACGAACACGAGACGGTTGCGCAGGTGCGCTTGGATGCTATCGCCCAGACCCTCAACGCTGAGGTTGGTGTAGCAGCACACGACAGAGCCCTCGGGCAGGTGGAAGTTACCGACACGACGCTCGTAGATGATCGGGGCCAGCACGTTCTTGATGAACTGTGGAGCCTTGGCGATCTCGTCGAGACCCACGAGGATAGGCTTGCTACCGTTGACGCCACGCTGGTTGGTCTTGCTGACACCGAAGCGCTCGTTGGGCAGCTCACGAGAGATGCCATGCTCACGGTCAAGGTCAGGCATCCACACCGAGCCATCGGACAACTGGGTGCAGTCGACCGGGTCAACGGCGATGTGGTTGGCGAACTTGGGCATGCGCTTGAGGGCGTGGAACAACGCAGTCTTGCCGATGCCGTTCTCACCCTCGACGATGATGGTGCGCTTGTGGCCAGTGGCTGCGATGAGATTGAGGACTTGGGTGAACGAGAGAAACTTTTCCATGATTGAACTCCTTGAGTTTGAAAATTAAATGGTGATGTGAAGGGTCTTGCCGTTTCGAGCAACGAACGAGTCGTTGTTCACTACCCCCCAGAGGGACGGCATGGTAGTTACCGGGTCAGAGCAGCCGATGTAGCCGTCGGAGAGCCACACGATTGCTTTGGCGTCGATCTTGTGCTTGGCGATGTACTTGGTCACGACCTCGGGCGTAGTGCCCCCGCCACCTTTGGGCTTGAGTAGCCCGGCGATCTGATCGTAGTCGGAGGGAGCGAACTGCTGGTCAGCGCACACGGCTGTGTCCCACCACAGCACGCGCACAGTGGCAGGCTTGACCTGTCGGCATATGGCAGCGACCTCACCGAACAACTCCTTGTAGTATGGATACATCGAGCCCGATGTGTCGGCAGCGATGACGATCTCCCCGACTGTCTCCGTGAAGTGCGAAGGCAGGATAAAGCCCGATGCAAGCAGGCGCTTGTTGGGTGGGCAGAACCGAGAGTTGTCGTCGCCAGCAGACACGGAACTGATGAACTCGCGCAGCGCAGAGACCCAGTCGGTCGTGCGGTCGGCAGCAAGGCCGAAGATGTCACGGCCACCCGCATCCTTACCCGCCAGCTTGTTGGCAATCATCTGCCCCTGCCGGTTGGCGTCGTCGATCTGCTTGACGAGGTCTTGTTGTTCCTCGTGCGACATGTCATCGGCGTCGATGTGCTCATCGAACGGGTTGTCTCCACCACCGCCCTCATCCTCATCCTCGGGCTCGTCAGGCAAGAGGTTGAATACCTGCTGGAACGACATCCCTTGATACTTGGCATCGACGAGAGGCGCTACCTTGGTCGGACGCTCGACGAACTGCATCTGCGGGTCCATCTCCTCGATGAGTCCGTTGATGACATAGTCCTGCGCTTTGTTGACCTTGCGTGCGTGCTTCTTCTTGATGTCCTTGTAGAGGACGCAGTGCTTGAGTGCGACGTGGAAGTTCTCGTGCAGTACAAGGTAGCGCAGTTGCTTGCGAGTCATGTCGCTGATGAACTCAGCTCCGTAGAGCTTGTCCTTGCCGTTGGTCGCTGCGGTAGGCAGCTTGTCTGTGACCTCCGACTTACCCATCATGATGACACCTGCGAGCAGTGCGAATTTAGGGTGCCTCATGCAGTCGATGTTCGCTGCTTGGATACGCTGATTGAGAGTCATCTTCTCGAATGACATATTGCTTCTCCTGTTGTTGTGGATGAAAGTATAGGGGATTGTCCACCGTTAGACAACCCCCCGTGGATACCCTGATCTCTCAGGGATTCTCTTTTGCCAACACGTTGCTGCGAGGATAGTCAACGTGAGGCATGAACTGCGGCAGCTCGACGAGCCCGCTGCGTGTGTCGAGTTTCAAGCGTTTAGCGATCTGCCCCTCAATACTCTTGACGAGTTCTTGTGGAGTGATGGGCTTGGCAAGGTCACTGTACGTACTGAGGTTGGAGTTGCTGCGCCATGACGACATGACAAACCCGGGCTGTACATACCCGCGCCTACTTGCAAGTGCGTTGAATGTGCGTTGGCAGAACTCAAAGAAGTTGTCGATGTACTCATCTGCGGGCTTGTCACCGGCTATCAGCGCGTCGTTGATTTTGTCGATGGCTTGGTACATACGCCAGCTACCGCTAACGCCAGCGAACGGTTTCCCGTTGTTATCGTGCAGGTCCACGTTCTCAATGAACTCAGGCATACGAAACATTGCCAGCGTGGTGTATGTTGACCAGCGTTTACGCGCCTCCTCTCGTGCACGTTTGTCATCTGCTACGCTGATCTTGCGCCAGTGCCGTGTGTGCCGTGACTTGTCAACGATCAGCTTGTTGTCCTGTGTGTACCAGAGCTCAGCGCTGAAGTCATTGCCTTGATCCCGCATATATGGGCTGTTGTAGACCGGCGCTGCTACCAAGGCGCCATCGGTTGTGCGCTCGGTGTGGTTGATGCTCAGCACGTCAGCCATGAACTTGCGTGAGGTGAGCGAGCCGTGCCCCATGTATAGCCTGCGCTCGTTGCCACCTGCGTCCGGTGCGTAGAACCGAGCCATCACTGTGCCGTACAGCATGATGTCGATATGCGTATCAGGGTCAAGACTCTCCATGCGGTAGTGGGAGCTGCGCCCGTCTTTGAGTGGGCGTTGGTATGTTTGCCACTTGGCCCCGCGTGGCTTCTTGGTCTCGTCCCAATGCTTGCGTGCTTTGTAATAGCTGCGGATGGTTGGCAGCAAATGTGTGTGTCCTGAAAACATGATTGCTTCTCCTTGCGTGGTTGAAAAACTTACTGAAACGTACCGTCTGCATCGAACCGCCATCCGTTGATGTCAGCGGTTTCTTGTATGTGCTCGTCGCTTATCTCATAGTCATACTCCTTCTCCAGTCGTTTGTAAATGTCATCGGCGTAGCTCTTGGCTTCGTCCAGCGCCCACGCGGTTAAGCGTACCAGCATGTCGTCGATGCCTATGCTCTCGTACAGGTCTTCATAGTTGGCGCCTGCAAGGATGCCCCTGTCGAGTATCCGCTCTGGCCCGCTGTATGACGCGGGCCCCTCTGCCTTCATAATGCCACTGTGGTTGTACATGTATGAGCGTATGTAGACGGTGAACTTCTCATCCACGCACCCGTTGTCGACAAGCTCAGCCAGCACTGTGTAGCGTCCGAAGTGCGTGTTATCTGGCGTGAGGTGATGCTCCAAGAACTTCTTCACGTCCACACGCCCATGCCACGACGCGCCATCGCCTTGCGAACTAAACCCAGACCACAGAATGTCCTCGATGCTGAACCCAAGCGTAAGCCCTTCTTCTTTGGCGTGCTCGATGATGGGCTCGGCCCAGTAGTTGTCGGTGTTCTGTATGTACCACTCTCGCGCCTTCTCTTTGGCAGGGTCGGTGAGTTCCTCAAACTTGAACGTCTGCATCTTGCTTCTCCTTGGTAAAAACTTGCGGACACCGTGTCCGCAAGAAGTTGATGAGTGTTCCCTCGCATCTATGGGCGCCACCACAGGATGTCACACGCCACGACAATGAGCGCCAGCAAGAGCACGACGCGGTAGACTTTTTCTTCAGTGGTCATTTACTTCTCCTTGGTTAAAGCACGCGTTGCCATACTGAAATGATGCGTTGGTTGTCCTTGGCGTCGTCCATCGCATAGGCTTGCGCTTCGCTTGAGCTGTATGCACTGATCTCATGCCAATCACGGGTGACTTCGCCATCACCCTTCGTCTCAACTATCACGATGTACTCATTCATTTCTGCATCTCCTTGAGGTTGTCCTTGATCCATGTCACCAGCATGTGTGCGTCGAGGGCTGCGGCTTTCACGTCCTCGAAGTACTCGGGGTCGTACTGCATCTCGGTGTCCTCCATGTACTTGGTCAGGTCGTTGGCGATGCACATGGTCAGGTTGTGCAGGTGACGCAGTGCGTCGTGGATGTTGTCTGGTCGTTTCATTTGCTTTCTCCTTGTTACGCCCTGCAACCGGCAGGGCAGCGGCTTGCGGACAAGTTGTCCGCGAGTTCTGTTGGTAGCTATTTGATCTGTGAGAGGCGGCTGCGGCTGTCTGTACGCATACCGATGTGCCCCTCTGTTGGCTTCGGCGGGGGGCGCCTGTCCTCTCTGTCTGACAACACATCGGGCGTCGTGTAGTACAGCTTGACCGGGGCAGGTATCGCCCGCCATAGAGCAGCCAGTTCTTGCCTGTGCTCAGGCTTGACGTATGTGCGCCACTCGTACGACTCGGGCATCTCCGCAGCGGTTGACGCCTTGAACGCGATCACCCCTCGCGCAGCCCACAGCACCTCTTGATAGCGTTGGAAAAAATCCACCAGCGGTTGGAAGCGCGGCTTGTCTGTAGGATCGGCAACACCCAGCTTGCGCCGGGCACGAAACGTCTGCACGTTCACGACTTTGCTGAGCGGCTTGATCTGCTCCAAGATGATCGACATCCACGCCATCGCCCGCACTGACTGCCATCGCTTGTGCAAAGCAGCGCTTTTCTTGGCGTTCTTCTCACGATCACGCTTGTCCAATACCGCTTGTGCAGTGACCGGGTCAATGTCGCCGTGCTTGAGCATCCAGCCGATTTGCGTAGGGGTCAGTTCCTCCAACCAGCGCTTGCGCGGTTGGCAGGTTTGGCACAGCTTTGAAGTCGTCTCGTACCTGTGATTGCCTTCGTAGCCCCAAGCCTTGGCTTGTGCGCGGCTGAGCGTGCGCCTGAAAGCGCGTATCGGTTTGATCTCCCGACAGTTGGTGCACAGGCCCGCATCAAAGCCTGCGGCAGGGCGTTCAGCCCACGTTTGTCTATCGTCGATTAACAGGTTGGGCGAGTTGTCCATAAGTGATCCTGATTGTTAATCCGCCTGGAAAATCAAGTGAGGGGCTTGAACGTAGCATCCATGCGGGTTGCGGGGGCAGAGGCTCAAGTCTACTACCTCCAAAACAGAACTACAACACCAAAGGCAAGCGCTTTGTTTGTTTCGCTCGTCTTGGTTGTATGGAGAAAAGACTTTATCTATCTAAAAGCTTTTATATATAGATAGAAGACTTAGTAGAGTAGAGCGCAAACCCGCATGAACACTGGCTTGCGCCCCCTCAAGTGAAATTCCAGCGCGATTAACAGGCTTGATCGGCTTGGTTGGCAACATCTTGCGGACAGTTTGTCCGCGAGTCATCGCTTGATGGTGTAGCAGGCCCGCTTGAGGTCTTCCCAGTCCTCTTGCTTGCGGGCGTTGTCGAGCAGGCGGCGCCGCTCAGCACGTTGACGGCCAAGCTCTTTGAACTCCTCGCGCAGCTCACGCAAGCGCTTGAGATGATGGTCTTTGATGGACTGGTTGTCGTTGGGGAAAAGGTGGGTTTGCTTCATGATTGCTTTCTCCTATTGAGTTGCACTGAGTGATTGAGGATAGGTTGTGGCTATGGGTTGCGCGGTTGTGATTGACAGGATTCGGAACAGCGGCCACCCATCGCAGGTGCGCCGCCCCGAGAAACTCGCGGACAAGTTGTCCGCAATCACTTGCCAAGCTGCGACAAGAAGCTGCGCTTCTGCCCCGCGCTCAAGTCGGCGTAGGCTTTGAGCAGCTTGGCCACTGGGTCAGCCTTGTTGCTGACCTTGGGCTTCTTGGGCGCATCAGCCTTGGGGAAACACGCTGCCAACACCCGGTTGACGGCTCGCTCGGCTGCGCTGTCGCGCTTCGTGTATGTGATGCCGCGCTGACCCTTGCGAAGCCCTGTGCCGGGATACTTGGCGATAGCCCATGCCATTGCGTACGGCTGCGCCTCGCTGCGTGATGCGATGCCAGCACTCAATAGCTGGTCAGCAAAACTCACGGACGAGTTGTCCGCAAGTGTGAACGTAGGTGAAGCGGCAGCAAGCACAGACGGGTTGATGCCAAGCAGTTTGATAGCGTTCATGACTGAATCTCCAAAAGAAAAAGCCCGGCGACTGGCCGGGCAACAGATCGTATGGCTCCCCAAACGATGTCTCTATTGTAACACAGAGGGCTAAATAGGCCCGGTTATTGCTAGGGGTTGATATGGCTCAACCCCACCGTACCCCCACCCACCCTTATTGGCGGCGGGTCGGCGTCGTGACATGAACACTGTTTCGCACCCGCACAGCACAACTCCGTAATACCTATTACTTAAACTTCCCCATCCCCTACAAATTTTATAAAAATTTATAAATACCCTTGTCAAACGCAAGACAAATAAAAAACCCCCCGGCGCGAACCGGGGGGCTGAAAGAGAGCAACAACTCTCAAGGAGAAGCAAACTGGCAACCACTTGCCCATTTGCAAAACCAAGTGTACACTCGCCCGCCAATAGCAACAACACCTGTGTTTTTGCACAGGGCAACGCAAATGTTGGAGCACTTGGTGCATTTTGAGCCGGAGATCACCGCCCGGGACGGATTCGTGAAGCTGGCCGACGCTGCCAGTGCTGACGTATTGGCTGCTCAGGTTGATACGGAGATGTGGTTGCGCTCGCTTGGCGTGGCCACCGACGAAGAAGTTGCACAGGAAGGCGAGAAGGACGCTGCCCGGCAGGCGTTCGGGTTGCTCACCACCACCGCCGATGATGTGGACACCAAGGAAAAGCTCGTCGCGCTCAAGACCCCGGCTGCCGTGAGGCACCTGACGGGTATGCTGACCGCCTATGACTGGGAATTTGTACAGCAGGCCAAGGAAATCCGTGGCTACACCGTCGCCCAGCTCATTGAAGAGACCAAGAACCCCAACGCCAATATCCGTCTGAAGGCGCTTGGACTGCTGGGCAAGGTCACAGAGGTGGGGCTGTTCACAGACAAGATCGAGGTCAAGAAAACGGACTTGACTGAGGAAGAGATCGACAAGAAGCTCAAGGAGAAGTTGGCCAAGTTCATGGGCGTGGCCGACGCCAGCTACACCGACGTGGAAGCAAAGCCACCAACCGATGACGACCAACCCGCCACTGACGCCTGAGCAGGCCAAAGCGCTGCTTATGAACATGAGCAAGCTCTCCCTTGAGGAGAAGCTTGAGGCGCTGGAGTTGCTCAACAAGTCGGACGAACACCGCAAGCGCTCGCTGGCCCGCACGGACATGATCGAGTTCGCCAAGTCGGTGTATCCGGGCTTCAAAGTGGGGCCGCACCACAAAAAACTGGCCAGAATTTTCAGTGAT